AAATAATATTAATTACTTATAATAAAAAATTTATGAGTTTAAAAAAAATCGGCAGGCTAAAACCTGCCGAATTTAGTTATAAGAATCCAACTCATGGTAACACAGAGAAATTAACTATGGGTATAATGGCCCAGGATATTGATAAAATTTGGCCCCATGAAAAATATTCTATTACCCAAAAAGATCAACAAGGTAATTATTTAGTTGATTATTACCAATTATTAGCCCCAATAATAAAATCAATCCAAGAAATTTCTAATAAAATAGAAATAATAGAAAATAAACTAAAAGAAGAAAATTAATTCTTCTTTTTTTATTTTCGTATATACTTTAAATATTTATATTAAATAAAACGTTATGGCAATACAACAAACAAAGGTAACAGACGAGGAGTTAAAGGAATTAGAAAACTTCCAACAAAATATTAGTGTTATAACCTATCAATTAGGACAATTAACATTAAGAAAATTAAATATTAACGAAGAAGAAGATGTTTTAAAAACAAGATATAAACAACTTCTTTTAGAGGAAAAAGAAATAGGAGATAAATTAAAAGAAAAATACGGTAATGCACAAATTGATTTAAAAACAGGTGCAATAACCAATAATGAATAATATTTTTAAAACTTTCTTATATATTTATTATTGATAAAAATAAATTATTAAAATGGCTGAAACACTATTATCCCCAGGAGTATTAACACGTGAAAACGATCAATCACTTGTTACTCAAGGACCTGTAGTAGCAGGACTAGCAGTGCTAGGACCTACAGTAAAAGGTCCAGTAAATGTCCCAACAGTAGTTACTTCATATAGTGATTATATAAATAGATTTGGTGGATCATTTACAAGCGCAAGTATAAAATATGAATATTTAACTAACATTTCAGTTAATAATTACTTCCAACAAGGAGGTGAGACTGCAATCGTTACTAGAATTGTTTCAGGTGGATTTGCACCTGCAAGCACAGACGTAAGAGCAATTATGCACGCTGATTCTGCATCATTTACATTAGAAACCTTATCAGAAGGTGCTATAATGAATAACTCAGGTAGTGTATCTACAAGTGGTTCATTAGTAAGTGGTTCGACAGAAAATGTGAGATATGAAATTGCAAATGTTGATTCAGGAAGTGGTACATTTAACCTATTAATTAGAAGAGGAGATGATACTACAAATAGAAAAACAATATTAGAATCTTGGACAGATTTATCGTTAGATCCAAATTCACAAAATTATATTGAAGTAGTAATTGGTAATCAAAAGAGAAATTTTGATACAGATGGTGATGGAAATAGATTTATACAAACTACAGGATCTTACGCTAATAACAGCCGTTACGTAAGAGTATCTTCAGTAGGTTCACCAACATTAGATTATTTAGATAATGATGGTAACTTTAAATCAGAATATACTTCATCATTACCTCAAATAGGTAGTGGTTCAAATGAAGGAGCAATGACGGGTGGTACAGGTAATGTATACGGATTAGGTGCTAATGGAAATACAAGGTTAAAAATGTATGATGAAATAGATGTTTCTTCAATCCAAGGATTAGAAGGAGCTTATTATACAGCATCATTAAACCTATTACAAAATACTGACGAATATGATTTTGAAATATTATCTATACCAGGTGTAACAATCCAAAACGGATCAGCCGCTACAAATGCAGCAATTGATTGTGTTACACAAAGAGGTGACGCTATTGCAGTAATTGATACAAGAGATTATGGTTCAACATTAAACCAAGTAGTAACTAATGCATCATCTGTTGATTCAAGTTATACTGCTACTTATTGGCCTTGGGTTCAAGTATTAGGAACTGAAACTGGTAAACTAGTTTGGGCACCAGCTTCAACAGTAATACCAGGAGTTTACGCTACAAACGATAGAATAGGTGCTGAATGGTTCGCTCCAGCAGGATTTAACAGAGGTGGTGTAGGTGGTGTAATTACAACAGAAAGAAAATTATCTCCAGCAGATAGAGATAAATTATATTTAGGAAAAGTTAATCCAATTGCTCAATTCCCAGGAAATGGAACAGTAGTATTTGGTCAGAAAACATTACAAACAGCAGCTACTGCTTTAGATAGAGTAAATGTTAGAAGATTATTAATCGAACTTAAAAGAGTAATTGGTAACATTGGAAATACATTATTATTTGAACAAAATACAGCAGCAACTAGAAATAGATTTGTAAATCAAGTAAACCCATACTTAGAATCAATACAACAAAGACAAGGATTGTATGCTTATAGAGTAGTAATGGATGACACAAATAATACAGCTGAAGTGATTGATAGAAATCAAATGGTAGGACAAATATTTATCCAAGCAACTAAAACAGCTGAATACATTGTATTAGACTTTAACGTAACACCAACGGGAGTTGAATTCTAAAAAATAAAAAAGGCAATATTTATAATAAACAATAGAAAATGGCAGTATTAGACCCTAACGAAATAATGTTCACCGCCTTTGAACCAAAAGTTCAAAATAGATTTATACTATATGTAGACGGTGTACCAGCATATTTAATTAAAAATGCTACAGCACCTGGATTTGAAGCAGGTGAAATCATTCTTGATCACATGAATGTGTATAGAAAAGTGAAAGGAAAAGTCAGATGGAATGATATGACTTTAGGTCTATACGATCCAGTAACTCCATCAGGAGCTCAAGCTATAATGGAATGGGCTAGATTAGCACACGAGAGTGTAACTGGTAGAGATGGATATTCAGATTTCTATAAAAAAGATTTAACATTAGATATATTAGGTCCAGTAGGAGATGTAGTAAGCGAATGGGTTATCAAAGGAGCTTACGTTAAAACTGCTACATTTGGTGAGTATGATTGGTCAGCTGACGCAGCTGTCAACTTAGATATCACTATTGCAATGGATTATTGTATATTAAACTTTTAATTACCCAACCCTCCATACCTTTGAGAATGGTGCCTATTTTGGCACCATTTTTGTTTTTTATATATTTATATCCGTAAAAAAATAAGTTATTAAGTATGGAAGAAAAAGTTACAGAATCAAAATTTAAATTCCCAACCGAAATTGTTGAATTGCCATCTAAAGGATTAATATATCCCAAGGATAATCCATTGTCTTCAGGCAAAGTAGAAATGAAATATATGACTGCTAAAGAAGAAGATATTTTAACTAATCAAAACTATATTTCTAAAGGTATTGTATTAGATAAATTATTAGAATCACTAATAATATCTAAAATAAACTATAATGATATTGTTGTAGGTGATAAAAATGCTTTATTAATAGCATCTCGTGTATTAGGTTATGGTAAAGATTATACTTTCAAAGCCTTTAATTCAGATATAAATGAAATTGATGATTTTACAGTAGATTTAACTACATTAAAAGATAAAAATTTAAACCCTAAAGATTTAAAAGAAGAAGGTGTAAATGAATTTGATTTTACTTTACCATTTTCAAAAACATTATTAACTTTTAAACTTCTTACACATGGGGATGAAAAAACTATTGATAGAGAATTAGAAGGATTAAAAAAAATAAATAAAGATTTAGTTCCTGAAAATACTACCAGATTTAAATACATAATTACCTCAGTTGATGGTGATAGAGAGAAAAAAACAATTAGAGAATTTGTAGATAATTATTTCCTAGCTAAGGATGCACAACCTTTACGTGAAGAAATTAAAAGAGTATCACCCGATGTTAATTTAACATATGGGAACGATGGGAAGGAGGTGCAAATACCCATTGGGGTTAACTTTTTTTGGCCTGACAGCAGAATATAGATCAAGTTTATTTTCTCAAATACATGAAATAGTATTCCATGGTCAAGGTGGATATGATTGGCACACTTTATATAATATGCCTATTTGGCTTCGAAATTTTACTTATAAAAAATTAGAAGAATATTATAAAAAACAAGAAGAAGCACAAAATAAGCAGAATAACCAATTAAAAAATAATCCTAAAGAAATACAACGACCAAACATTAATCCTTCTAACGTTTATAATGCATCAATGCCTACTAAAAAGTAGGCATTTTTTATATTTATATATGAATAATCTTTATATATTACATGGAAGAAGAACTATTTAGAGAACAAGAATTAAATAGACTAGCCAGAGAAAGGGTAGGTATCAATAGTGAGGTGGCCGCCCGTGTCACTGAAACGAATAACGTC